TATGTGCACGGGCATGAGCCGAAACCTCAACATCTACACTTCTGAGGAGTTGCAAAACTTCTCAAGCAAGCTATCCACTGCACCAGTCTACATTGAACACGTTGCTGTCCCTAACGCAGTCGGCAAAGTAACAAAAACTGATTGGGACGGGCACAACCTCTGGTATGAGGCAGAGATTTACGATGGGGAAACAGCTGAGAAAATCCGCAAAGGCTTAGTCCAGCATGTGAGTGTTGGCGCAGATTACGAGGTGGTTGATGTTGTGGATGGCAAGGTTCCCCATGGACTGCATAATGCTGAGTTAAGCTTGGTGGCGGTTCCAGGTATCCCCGAAACCAACGTGCAAGTTTTAGAAAAGCTGGAAGATAAGCAGCTTCAAGAAAAGCTCTCTCAAACAGAGGGTAAGCTAACTGAAGCGCAAAAAACCATTGAAGATTTGCGTAAGCAAGTGCCCGGTGCGGGATTGCTAAAGAATCCTCCTAAGATGATAGCGGTTTCTGAAGCCGCTAAAATGGTTGAAGCCATTCTGCCTTCGTCTATGGTTCAGCGTAGTTGGGGTCTTGGACCTCAACGCATGTGCCAAGAACTGCGCCGAGTAGTCCAGCAGCTAGAGCATAAAGCGGGAGGCAGCTAGCTGTGTTTTTGCTCACTTTTGTGGGGAAGAGTACCAAAGGACGAACTTTGGGAAATTCAAAACCTAAAACTGAATTGATTTTGAATGGTCGATAGAACAGACAATGCTTCGATGGCCGCAGGAGAAACAGACGACCCAACAGTTCTTGTCGAATCTTTTGAAGCCGCAGCTGGCATCACCAAAGGCTCACCAGTCTATCTGAGCGCTGACGACAAGGTTTCACCAAGCCCAGGCGGAGATGACGCCATAGGCATAGCAACCAAAACCGTTCTTGCCACCCAAATGTGTCCCGTTCTCAGGAAAGGCAAAGTCAAAGTCGTAGCAAACGGAGCCATAACAAGAGGAAAAGCCGTATGCAGCGCAGCAGACGGCAAAGTCACCCAACTCGTAGACCAAGCAGTCAACGAAAACGGAGCAGCAACCTACACCATATTCTACAACCGCAAACTAGGCACAGCCCTCGAATCCGCAGTCAACGACGGCGACCTAATTTTCATAACCGTTGGAAAGTGACCCAAAATGAAACCTAGACTTTTTGAAACCTTGATGGCTAAGCCAAACGACCAACGCGAACTCTACGAGAAACTAAAGCAAAAAGCCGATCACCCATTCCTCAAACGTTTTGTTCAGATGGGCGTCAAAGAAGCCTTCTTCAGCGACATGGCAGGCGCCCTTGGCAGAATGCACGACACCATGGTGGATGCTGCATGGCCAGAGTTGATTGGCAGAAACATCATAACCGTAATGCCGACAACCGAGACGATGGAGCGTTTCCCGCTTGATGAAGGGGCAGTCGGTTACCGCTATGCTGAAGGCGCCGTTACAAGGCTGAGCGCAAAGAAACCTTCAACCGTGGACATCTACACTAACCAGCTAGCCGAATCATCAGACCAGTGGACCCGCGAATACCTCGAAGACGCAACATGGAACGTTATGAGCAAAGCAGTTGACAACGTAGGCAGAGCTTTAGGACAAAAAGAAACTGAAACCATTCTCGCCTTATACGCTGGGGTTCTGGCTGCTGACTTAGCAACTGGCGCTGAATTAGCTGGCGGCGGTGCCGTGGCAAGCTGGGCGTCACTTTTGAGTTTGCATGAAGCTGTCCGAAGAGAAAAGTGGCATCCTAACGTTTTGGCGGTTAACGAGATGCAACTGCACCAGCTGCTCAATGATGACAAATTCGTGAAATCCGTCTACTTGCCAAGCAGCGAAACAGACATTGCACAGGGCACTATCGGTAGCGTTCTTGGCATGAATGTGCAGTCTAGTACTTTGGTTCCTAACGGAACGATGTACGCAATTGATACTCGCGTGGCTTCAGTTATGCTTCTTCGCCGAGACGTAACTGTGGAAGACTGGGAAGAGGTCCAAACTGGCAAGTACGGTGTTCGTGGAACCACACGGTTTGGCGCTGGTATTCTTCGCTCCAAAGCTATCGCGCGCATGACCAACGTAAAACAAACCATGACCTAAAACGCCATGGCAAACACTGCTCTCTTTTCCCTCTTTTTTGGGCTAAACAAAACTTCAAGGTCAAAACGTCATGAGCAAAGTCATCAAGAAAATCAAGGAAGTCCTTTCCTATGCGCCTGCTTCAGGAGTGGCAGCTCCAAACGGCAGAGTCTTCTTTGACACATTCAGCATCCCGCTAGCCGATGTCATGAAGCTCTATGACCGAGACCCAACCTGCAAAAGCAGCGTGGATCTACTGGCGGCTTCAACAGTTGGCATGGGCTTCTACACCACGGCAGACGAAAAATACGAGAAAGCCACAGAAGCCAAAGCAGCCGTGGACAAATTCTGCGAAGACATCAACTTGGATGGCTTGCTCAACGAAATGGCAAAGCCTTTGATTGGATGCGGCAACGATTTCTGGCTCAAACTCACGCCTGAACGGCTAGCTGATGCGCTTCGCATGCCCATCGATGCGGTCCAGCGTATTGGGTTAAGCACTGTTCCCGATTTGAAAATTCCTTACAAGGTTACGGGTTACCAGCTTTCAGGCACTTACAGTGGCAATGCTGGAAACGAGCTTAAACCTGAAGCGGTTATCCATTGGCATCTTAACAGTGACGTACCGTCTGGTTTTGGCGTCGGCTTGCTGCAAGTTCTCCTGCACACCTTAACAGTTGACACCGACAAGCGCCCGTCCTACGCTTGGATGAAAGCCAAGATAGAGAAAATCCTGCCAAACATCTTTGTCAAGTACGCTGGACCCGACGTCGTTGTGCAGCTTGAGGGACAAAAAGAGGACACCATCAAAAAGTATGAATCTGCGATTAAAAACCGACCTGAGGAAGGCCAATGGCTTTTCAGCGGTGCCAAGTCTGTAGGTGTTTTTCCAGTAACGATTGACCCGAGGGCACGCTTCGAGTACTACATCGACCACATGGTCAACCAATTCTATTTGGGCTGTGAAACGCCTCTGCCACGGCTGTTTAGCACGCCAGGCTTCACTGAGGCAAGCGCAAGGGCAGCCTTAGACTTACAAGACATGCTCATAAAACCTGTCCAGCGCTACATCAAGCGTCAGGTCGAAAAGGAAATTTTTGCTGTAACCGTTGCCCAAGCTGGGTTTGACCCTGTTAAAGCAAAGGTTAGGCTGAATTTTGGCAGCCCCGAAACCCCTGAACTAAACCCTGCCGATCTAATCAAAGCCGCTGAACTTGGACTAGTTAGGGCTGAAGAGTTCCGCAAGAACGCTGTCAAGTTTGGCTGGGAACTCTGGGACGCCCAACCCGAAAGCACACCAGAGCAGACGGGTGTTCAAGGTAAGGAGGTAAAATAGAAATGAAGTTGTCAGACAAACAGCAGGCGCTTTTGATGTTTGCCGCTTTCGTTCTGCCGCCACTGGCTACTTGGATGGGGCTTGGCTTTCCTGTTGGAAACGTCGAACTCGGCATCCTGGGCAGTTCAATGGTGGGTGGAATAATCGCGGGCATCAAAGAGCTGCTCGGCGGCAAACCTCAACAAAGCGCAGGAGCTGCATAGAAAATGAGTATCGTATCAGCGGAAGACGTCAGAGACGCCCTCAATCTGAAGGATTCGGACATTTCTGATGCTAAAGTTCTAAAGATGATTAAGCGTGCAGAGGTCACTTTAGAGCTTGAATTATCCGCTGATATCGACTACCAAAACTGCACCGACGCCCAAAAAGAAGCCATAACACTTTTGGCAGCCATTTACGCCGTCTGCTATTTGACTGGCGGCTCAGCTATTGGGTTAAACTTTAGCGTCGGCGACCTGACCAGTTCCAACTCGTCACTGCCCAGCTTAACAGTTCTGCAAAATGAATTCGAGCGCATTCTTGCCAGCCTAAAAGAGCCTTACGTGGGGAGCGCTTAGCCATGGGAACCGTACCTGAAACCTACTACCAATTCGTCATGGACTACGCCCCCAACGTTTACGTTATCCCGCCCAGCACACCAGACCCTGCTTTTGGTAAAGGTATTTTAGCGGCTAGCTTTGCCATCGACTTTCTGTGTGAAGCCTACTCTGCCCCACAGTTTGAGGAAAGAAAAGCCGACATCTACGCCAAAATCGTGAGCTTAGCCGATTGGGTTCTAACTCAGCAGTGCCTTGACCCAGCACGTAAGACATATGGCGGGTTTCAAAGCGCAGAGGTCAGCACCTACTATTACAGTGTAGACGCCTGCCGAGCCATACCTTCGCTGCTAAGAGCCTATGAACTCACGGGTGATTCCCGATATTTGGATTCTGCTAAGCTGGCGGGTGGAACTTTCCTTAAAACAATGCAGGATCAGCAGGCCTACGGCGGCTTTGCGAGAGCCGTCACGATTGGGGATGCTTGGCTTTTGCAACTGGACGTTGAATGCCTCTATGGCTTAATCGGCTTAAAGATGCTAGCCGAAAAACACGACACCCCAAACGCTTCGGTCTATCAGGGCATTATGAGCAAAGCAATAGGCTTTCTCCGATACGGTTTTGAGAATCTTTGGTTAGACTTCGACCCCGCAGATGGCAAATGGCACAGAGTTGGCTTAAGCGAAAATGAGGTTTACGATGACCCGCTCGCCTACGCCCTAATAGGCTTATACGAGGTTGAAGGCTGGAGCGTCAGTTGCCAAAAAGTCTATAGTTTCCTAAACAGCATCAGGGCAAACGCAAAGTACCCAGCCTATAACCCTGCGGTTTGTTGGGCTGGCTACATAGACGTGCTCAGCAGGTTCTCCGCATGTGACTACTACGATGCCGTCACAAGCGGGATTCTGTGGAAAATCCGCCAAAACCACGACCAAACCAGCCTCAAACTAAGCGTAGAAATCATCGGCAAACATGCGGAAGAATTCATGTTTTGGGGTGCCAAACATGCCGACTTTAGCTATGTTGAAAACAAGCAGGCAATGGTCACTGTTTGCTGGCTAGCCCAACTTTTCCTCCACTATGAGGAACCCACAACCCAGTTCACACGGATTCTAAAAAGCAAAGGCGAAACTGTAACGCTTTATCCCGTTCGAGAGGCGTCTGCAACTGTGGAATATGGCGAGCCGTTGGATTTGTCCGCTGTTGTTTCTGCTCTCAAAGCTGAACAGGTGATGTTAGAGGCGGGCTATTACCTCAACGACTACTTAGCGTTTTACACGTTCCTTCCCGTCCGAGTGCATGACAAGGTTAGGCGTCAAGGCGAAGATTACGAAATCCAAACCGTAACGCCCTTCACGTTTGCGAATCAGCGCTTCTATTTTAAAAGCGCGGCAAGGAGGCTTATTACAAGTTGAGCGAGCTTGAAAACCCAGTTGTCACCATTCTAAGGCTTATCGAGTCTCGGCTAAGAGTCGTCAAGGATGATGGCGGCTTAGCCCGTGTACTGTGCTCTCAGGCAAACTATGACCGGGAACTCCTCAAAGACTACGACGCCCAAATCACAGTTTCCAAAACCAGCGACCCATGCCAGCAGCAAAAACACACCCTCGACGGCAAACTAAGACGGCGCATTTACTCACTTCGAGCAACCATAACAACCACAGACAAGCCCACCCCAAACGCCGACACAGGCAAGGTCATGCGGGATAAAGTCCTTGAGCAACTTCTGCTAATCATCCCAGAAAACCGCAACCTACCCAACCGAACCACCTACAACTTTTACCCACTGGACGCAACCTCAACAACCCATAAAGCCTGTGATGTAGCAGCCATAAGCGAACCTGAACCCTCTAATGCTTCATGGGCAGAATTGTCAAGTGTGGAATATGCGAACCTCTGGGGCAGCGATGACGCTAGGCACTCAAAAAGCGCAAACGGCAACGGCGAGTACCCATTTATGCTGTTCCGCTTCAAAATCGGCTCTAAATCAGGGGAAATCTGCAATGAGCCACGAAAACAGTGTTTAAAGCGTGTAGTTTTGGCGTTTGAGGGTTTTGGGCTTGCTCCACAGGGAAACGGCGTTACTCTAAAAGTTTGGGATAACTTGGCGGGCGTTTGGAGCAATACACAAACTGGAGTTTTGGGAACAGACGAAACCCTGACTATCACTCTAACGGCGAGCCTCACGAACTACGTCAACGATGACGGCTTCCTATACCTGATGGCACGGACAACCAATCCGTCAAATGGGGTTTCCTCTGCCGTTTTGAACTGCGATTTTGTCCAAGCAACAATTGACGTGAAAGGCATCACGTTTTGCGATGTTCACAGTTACAGAGACGTTGACGTGGTCGATGTCAAACCCTTCCTCTTCAAAGAAGAAATCCAAATCGTAGCCTGGCTTTTCGAGTCCATAGCCATTTCATAGTTACAGGTGAAAAATATGGTTGACACATACCATAGTGACCAAGAAAAGTTCTACTATGTTACCGAAGGCTCTTTTGGCGCTGTTCCAGCTAGTCCAGCGATGCTGGGGCACTCCTGCAGCAACCTAGACCCAGACATAAACCCAAACAACATCAAAGTAGCAGGCACAGGCTCAGTTGATGTGGTCTCCCTAAAGCGTGGGCTAAGACAACCGCTGTTAAAACTCAAGTACCCAATCCCATCTGATGCACCCATCAACCTTTTGCAGTACGTCAAACAAGAACTCAACACCAGCCTTTCCTTACAGGTGCTTTACTACAAAGACATCTTCATCACAGCAACCGATATCATAAGCCTGCTCTACAAAGGCGCCCGCTTCAACAAAGCCACCCTAACATGCGACATAGACGGCATCTTGGAATGCGAAGCAGAATTTCCCAGCCAAGACGTAGAGGTCACAACCGCCAAGATTGCAAACGCCACCTACACCGAGTATGCAGGCGCTGTCTCAGGCAGCGAGAGCTACGTGAAAATCGGCGGCATAGCTTGTGAGCGGATTACTTCTTGGAAACTGCAAATTGACAACTCATGCAAAGCTGTCCCGGTCATACGGTCAACAAACGGGCACTTAGCCAAGTACCTAACATGGGGCAAACGGCTTTTGACGGGAGAACTCAGCTTCGAGTTTGAAAGCAAGCAAGAAGCCGACGACATCTTAGCCGACACAGAGCAATCCAGCCTTGAATTTGGGCTTGGCGGCGCTAACAAGGTTAGCGTTGAGCACACCAAATGGGATAATTTTTCGTTGAGCGGCAAATCAGAGGACCTGATCTACGCTAAGGTTCCTTTCACGGCTAGAGGACCGCTCAGCATCTTATAGTCACGGAGGACAAACCATGAAAACAGAAAAATTAGAAATCGATGGCCGCTTCGGCGAAGAATACCAAGGCACCTACAGCTTTGCCGAGATAACATGGGCTAAGCGAAACCGCATCATCCAAAAACACACAAAATACAACAAACTATCAGGCGACGTTG